GAATTTACGTCTGCATGTACGAAAGAGGCCAGAGGGTCAAACACAATAAGCTTCAAGTTATCCATCTGGATTAACTGCTCATATATCTTCTTGAACTCATCTGTCTCTGAGTAGTCACCCATATTGTCCCGCAAGATAGGAAACACCCCGCCGACATTTGGCAGCGGAACGACATGCAATTTGTTCGGGTAATCGAACCTGGCGCCTGCTTCATCCAAGCGCTCGATACGTCTGTGCATTTCAGATTCATCATCTTCTGCTGTGAAGATAACAACATCCCCGAACTCTTTTACAATGCCGCCAAAGGAATTTTGCAATGGCCTGCCTGCCGCAACCTTCATCGCTAGGTCGAGGGTCATCATACCCTTACCGCTATCGCCTGCCGCCGCAAAGATAATCGGCACACCCAAAGGGAACGTGCCATCCACGAGGAAATTTTGAACTGGCGCTGAACCAGTGAACCGCGACACTAGTAGGCTATCATTCAGAAGATTGATTGTTCTGCGCGTACTGCCTGCCCCGCTATCAATGAACTTCTTTACGTCAAACCCCTCTTCAATGGCGTCAGCCGCATCCCATTTAGGTGGCTTGCCTTGAGGAGACTGAAGAATTGTTACGGTATCTGCGTCAGCATCCAGCGCAACTTCCCGAACAATTTCGGCGAGCCTGCGCCCGGCATCATCATTGTCAGGCCAGATAAGTAGCTCTTTCCCGCGCAAGGGCGTGAAGTCGAACTTGTCTGCGTTCTTGCGGGTCAAAGCGCCTGCCCCGCCCAAAGTACATGTCGCTGGTATGCCTGCATCAATAAGGGCTTGGGCACACTTCTCACCCTCGACCCACACAATTCGCTGTTCATTCAAAATGTTCGGGATATTATACAGAGGCCGTACATCAGGAGCTTTCGGATATGCAACTCCGGGAATCCACGGACGGAACTCTTTCTTGCCATCAACATCGTAACGGCGAACTGTAACCAGAACCTCACCGTCCCGGCTGATATAATCCCACTGCCCATTATGCGGAGTATTCGCATCAATACGAATTTTGTCTGCCACTGCCTCTGCTGGTGTTGTAGTGCTAATTGCAGTACCGCTACCCACTGGTATCTTATTCAGGTTTAAACCGCCTTCTGTACGCCATCCCGGATTGACCGGGGCGCGAGGTGGGGCGGCATCATCAATATACTGCCCGAACAATTCTTTGATTTGCGGCAGGCGCATACCCCGTGCTGCCATCAGGATTTTTACAATGCCCCCAACTCCCTCACCGCCATTGAAGTCTTGACCGCGCATGAAGTTAGGGCTGTTCGGATTGATATCAATTTTCAGGCTCTCACCAGCTTCCCCCGCTAGTGACCCGATGAAGAATTCGCTACCACGCACCTTACCATTTGGATAGGTTTCAAGCAGAACATCTACCTGAACAGAGCGAGGAACATCACGGCTAATCTTTTCAACTAAATCGTGCGCCGTACCAGATTTAGTATTGTCAAACCTTATAACACTCATTATATTGTACCTGAAGCTTGTGTTTTCCTTTTTTGCATTGGTTTCGTTTCACACTAAAGGGGTCGCTTTCGGGCGGCCTCTTTTTTATGATGCCCAACATGTTTTGTTAAACTCACACCATTTGCAAGCAAAATAATCTGAATTTGCAGCAATACGCGGAAGCATTTCGCCAGCTTTTGTAGCTTTCAATATTTCTACGCCTTTGTCACTAGTTTTTTGCGCCAAGTCCTTATTAAAGGGAATTAGCTCGTAATAAATCTCACTTGTATCTTTATTCATCACAGTAAACAAGGCAGGATTTTCGGTTAAGTCCATATAGGCCTGATACAATGCAACTTGCGCGGCATACACAGGATTGGCCTCCGCTACACCTTTCCGAACAAATTCACTGAACTTTTTACTGTTAGCTGATTTACACTCCCACAGGAAAGGATAGTGCATTGGCACAGGGCCTGAACATATAACACCGTCTATATGCCCCTTAATTTGGTCATCAGCGATTGCGAACCCAAATTGCTTGCCATTGGAGTCATGGGTCTTTAATTCAAACCCAGCGTCCCTTAAATAGCCAGCAATCAAGTCCTCAATGAAATGTCCCATGTCAAATATACGCAATGTCCGCGCTGGGAACTCTTTATCTTCATCCGGCACGGTTTGCATATATCTGTACTGCACCTGACGAGCACACGCGCTGCCAAGTGACGAGCCGCCAAGATATTGTCTTTTCGGCTGCTCATCATTCTTATCGCAAATAGCTTTGTCTATATTATACGCTATCAGCTCGATAGCATCAGAATGGAATGGGGTCGTTGAGGTCGTCCGGGGCGTCAGAACTGGTGACACTCTGTTCAAATTCAAAAAGCCCTTGTTCGGTAAACTCATCCCTAATCTCCTTCATTTTTTGAAAATATGCGACCATACCCAGAACCTCTTCTTTCTGTAAGTCACACAGTCTCTTTTCCCATCCAATGCTACCAAACAGGTTGGCGGCATTTGTAAGAGTGTCCTTTTCCTCCAGGACTTTTAATGTATTGTCAGACCCTCTGGTATTATTATGTTGCACAACTCTGTCCCTTCTACCTGCAATTCTGGATTCTGAAATGTGATGTGATAGACATCATCGCCCACTATCATGTGCGCTAATCCAGATGTAAAACTGAATGAATGCTTATTCGCCGCATCTTCTATAAAATGTCCCATTGCATCCATTAATTCATCTTCATCTGCCGCATCGCTGACGCTGAGAAACCCGTCAACCTGTTCTTCTCTCTTGCCTTCAAAGAACAGTGTAAGATTAATTTCAACTCTCATTTACTGCTCCAATGAGCTTGCGCCCCGCGTGAAATCTGTATTGGTGTCTTTGAAGTGACGCCCTGTAATCTCTTCTTTTACATCCGCGTCAACAAAGGCATTGTCAGGGCAGATAGCATCCCACTCTTTCATCTTCAGCAACTGCTCCATCTTCTTGCGCCTGAGAATTGTTTCTGTATCTGCCATTTATAATTTCCTCAATAAGTCGTCTAAATTTATTAAAAAGCCTTGAGAGCTGTTATTGTCACCGCCGCGCATAACATGACCATTTTCATATTGTTCATTGCACAGCAGCGTAAGTCTGTTTTTAGATATTATTATGACCACACCTGTAATCAAAACAAAAGCCCAAAAATCCGCTTGCGTTGTTGTAATTCCTGAAGGCTTACCGCGGCATTCAAACTCAACAAACACTCGCCCGGACTTATGGGCTATCTTATCGTGTTTCACTTCAACTTTTTTATTCTCTAGCAAGTCGCCTAAGAATTGTTCGGCTATTTGACCTACCAGCAAATCATGGCTGAAATCATTATTGTATAGCATCCTAAATCCTACTTATAGATGCGGGGTGGGTGGCTTTACGGCACTGGTGCCACCCAAACCAGCTAACAGCTTTTTACGAGAAAGTTGCCGTTAGTACGCCTTTAACTTCACTTTGCAAAAGGAAGGGGGAGCCTTCTGTCTGCAAGTGTAACATGCAAGTCAGCTTTGGTCATCTTTTTCTTGTTCACATGAGCGTGAACAGCACGGCTAAGAAGAACAGAATAGTCATGCGAAGAAATATGGGCAAAGCTATTACGCAACTGCGTTACATGCTTCATCAGCTTTACAGGGCCACTGGTAGCGCTTCCTGTACCGTTAATCATAGCAGTAAAGAACCGCTCGATTTCGTCCTTCAGGCCAGCTTCTACCGCCATATAGTAGGTCGAAGAAGTTTGCCCAATTGGGTAGCGAGTCTGGTCATAAACCTGACGCCCCCATGACAGGCTTTCTTTAAGAAGCTCGACATCGTACTTATTCAGATAGGCATCTTTAATGCGCTGGTTCTGAATAACGCCCGAAGTATTCGTGCGACCAGCTTCCCAATTCAACAGGAACTTAATCAACAGGGAAGTATTCTTAGATTGCTTCACGCCCATGATTGCGAGAATATCATCGCCACCGCGGTTCTTACCAGTATCCATGTGGTGGAATGTTTCAGGGTCAATCCCAAAAATTACATGGGTAGTAAATGGTGTCTGCGCCTGAACACATGCAGCCAAACGGTTTTGCCCATCTTTCAGAAAACCATCTGTTCCGAATTTAATTGTCTCACCTGTCAGTGACCAATTGTTTTCTTGCATGTCCTTTTTATATTCAACAATCTTATTCGCTTTGCGCGGACGATTATTGATATTCAGGTTCTCCAGAATATACTCTGCCAACTCCGGAGAGATTTCACACACCCGGCTATTCTCTGGTGCGTTCTTAATTAGAGATTTCAAGTTAGAGATTTGGTCATCAACTGAAACCTCCGCGGACAGCTTGCGCTGTTTATTTACAATGGTAGTTAAACCCATCTTCTTGTCATACCGCCTATCCGTTTGTATGGCGGCCCTTCTGTATGATTGGTGTTAAAGGAAGGACGGCTAGACCCAATCACGCTCAAAATCTAGCCGCCCCTTTTTGGTCGGGGTGAATGTTTTAGGCTCGATACATCTAGGGAGCCCATCAACTGTAGTGGTTCCGCTATACAGCAGTCTGACTTACACACCCCTATCTCTGGAGACGCACGGCTTTCGCCGTAATTCTGACTTCCAGAAAATTCTTTTGTGAAGGGGCAGGGTAGGAAAACGAAACAAAAAACCCCTGCCCCCTCAACTTACTTTTGTGCCCAAGCCGGAACAACTCCAGCCGTTGCTGTTACAGCAGGGGCTTGCGCGTTCATGGCGGCTTGACCCTGTGGCGGCATAGAGTCGATTAGACCCTGATTAACCACTGGAGCTGCCCCTCCGGCAGATGCAACATAATCACGATTGTCTGGAGTAAGAACAACAGTCATTTTGTTTTTTGCGTCATAGCCATTTTGCGCTGGCTCTACACCTACCAAGAAAGAAAACTCTTGGCCTTGCAGAGCCTGGATGCCAGCAATGTTACGCTTTTGCTGGGCCTCTGGAGACATGTCAGCGCCCTTTAAGTTATGGATGCTATCAATCATGCGCCGAAGCGTTTCAAGACCAATATTACGCGCTACAGGAACGCCGTTGCTATCCAACTTATCGCCATGCACAAACAGGTTGTGCCATACGCGCCGCTTGTCAAACTGACCACCAATAATGGTGAATTCCATTGGGCAGTACACTGCGCTAGATGACATGGACTTCTTAAACAGAAAGCCTTGCCCAAACTCAGCCATTTCCGCGTCACCGCCTAACAGGTTAATAATCGCACGAACAGGAGTCTTATCAGGAATAAGCTCTAAAGGCTTCTGTTCGCTACCAGTTTGGATTTCATTTAAATTAAGCATTTTGTGTGCTCTCCATTTCACTAGGATTTACAAAGTCCATTGGACGTTCATTCTGTGGCGTACCGCCACTCATCTTTTCCAGAAGCTTACCAAGATGCGGCTCTTCTAGTGTATCTAGTCTGCCCGACCTGTCCTTGGCAGGGTATCCCCACTGGTTCAGTGTCTGACAAACAAATGCGCGGTAAGGGTTTCCATTATCGTCTTGCATGATAGCCATCGTAATAACTTCATCCACAATGCCGGGCAATTCACGGCTGGTCTTTGAGCCTTCAAGCTGAAGCTCGTAAGTCTCGCGTCCATAGT